TTCAACAAGTGCCATTTTACAGTCCTCACCACTCTAATCTTGATTTAGATAATCAAGAGTTGATACACCTTTCGGAATTGTTCTAGCTTTATCCTTGTCTGTCTTCCCACTCGACGGAGGTGAGGAACTCCTTGTACGACCGACAGGCAAAGGACCTTTCTTATCTTTTCTTTCTGTATCATCATCATGAACTCGTTTACCGAGTCCCTTTAGTGCTTCATTTCTAGCTTTTCTAATCAATGCTGGAAGCAACGTCTGAGCCTTGGACAAATAGGCTTGTTTGATTCTGTCCATAGACGTGCTATCGAAATCATTTGTAAAAGCTCTTTCCCAGAGCCTATCGAGATTATTCTTAAATCTGGTATCCTCATTAATGATTCTTTCCAAAGTATCTAATACATCCTTAGAAGCCTTACCCCTAACGTAGTCAGTCATTGATTCGTTAGGGTCAATATGTTTACCTACAGTAGCTTCTAGAACCTTATCAATCTTGGAAGTAACTGTACTTTCGGCATTCTCAAACTGATGCTTGGTGAGTCGTTGTTCACGTTCACTTATTTCATCAGCCTTCTTAGAATCTTCTTTAGTTTCTTCCCGCGATAGCTTTTGTTTTGGAGTGAAATGCTTGGTTCCGAAGACATACTGATTCACCGCATCAGCGGCTTGAATCAATTCGTCTACTCCACTCTCTTTACCGTCTTTAACCATTGATATAATAGTATCCTTAATAATATTTCCAATTGTATGATAATACGCACCTTCGTCAACTTCAAATAAATTTACTAGATAATTATCTACAACCTTATTAAATGAGTCTTTATCACCATCTTTGATGGCAGAAAGCAACGATTTTGTGGAGCCACTCATAATCTCCTTTTCATAATTATCTAATGATGTAGCCTTCTCAACGGCTTCTTTAGCGTCATCAATCGTTGGTAGAATTTCAGAATAAGCCTGCTCACGATAATATGCATTCTCAAGAGCTGGAAACTCTTTGAAGAGATTAGGATACTTGGCTAGAATCTCTCTACGGCGAACTGGTGTAGCTAGTTCTAGCTTCTCTTCGTCCGGTTCTTCGAGTTCCTCTTCGAGTTCATCTTCGAGAGACTTTTCAGTTTCTTCGCCTTCTTCTTTGTCATCTTTCTTATCCTTTTTATCTTCTTTATCTTTCTTCTTATCTTTATCTACTAAATCAAGAGCCTCTTCAGTTGGAGTCTCTTCACCAAGAAGCTCGATTACATCATCTTTAGATAGTTCTTTATCTTCAATAGCGCCAGCCGGAGTTCCAACATCAGTAGGATGAAAGAAAGGCTTGAGATTAAGCTTCTGTAGCAACATTTTGATTCTCCGCTAATGGTTGGTTAGTTCCATCTGGCGCAGCAGGTTGTGCTGCGGCTTGAGCTTGCATCATCCCCTGTTGAATCATCATCATATGCATCTTCATATGAAGCAATACATTTTTATATCCAGGAGGATTCTCAATTTTTAACATTCTACCAGCATCACCAATCAAATAAGTGCGACAAATTTCAGCTTCAATATCATGATTATCTAGGTCTGGGTCTATCTCTACAGATGGAATTTCAGTATCTTCTAATGGTGGCAGACCTTGTGCAGCATTCTGCAGTTCCATCATTGGGTCAGGTGGCTGTAAAATTGGTTCAGAATTAATTAGCAGTCTAATTTCTTCATACTGTTTCTGTCTATCAGCTTCGCCAGGAATAATAAAACCATCAAGCCCAATAGCTTCGGCAAGATTCTTAATATTCTCTGGACTTCCAAGAGCTGCCAATATATGTTCGTTCTGACTTTCGAGCAATTGCATGTATACGTCTTTACGTTGTCCCCAAGTGATTGGGAGTTGTTCATTAGCTTCTAATTCAATCCTTCCAATTTTACCTTCCATTTCAGCTTTACGAACGAATACATTGATAAAGTTACCTTGTTGGTCACGTTCTACTGATTTCTCATCCTCTTTAATCTCTTGAATATACATTGGAATTACTTTAGCAAAGATTGTCTTCCACCAGAACGTAAGCATTTTCCAAGTGTTCTGTAATCGTTGTAATGCCTGAGCGCGAGACATGGAATACTCAGAAGCAGTACGAGAACCAGAAACTTGACCACCAAATAGCGATGGAAGAGCACCAGAAACAATTTGTCCGAGCGATTGTATCTGTTGGAAAAATGGTAATACTTCTTGGCTGAGTGTCGCAGTTTTAGTTTCAAAGAAAGCACCAGATACATCTTTGCCAGTCTTAGGAACAGCTGGAAAGATACTACCAGGCATTGTTTCAGTCTGTCTATATTTCTCGAAATTCAAAACACCTGGGTCTGCAAACGTCTGAGTAATGCCATGTTCAATAGTTTGAAGAATAAGACTAATCATATCTGATGTAATATCTTGAACGCTGACGAGAAGACTACCAAGAGGATAATAATGAAGATAATCCGCCATCGGATTCTTCATAATTGTCCAACAATCGTCTAAACTCTCATTTCTATCTTCAGCCCACTCATCGTTAATTAGAACTAGCTTAACACCATCTGGATATTTAGATTTCAACTTCTTTACATCGTCTTCGTTACCAAGCACATTAAAAGATGAAGGGCGTAGCCACCAATTATTGACAGTAACATTATTTGTAGGATATTCTCCACGATACTGAGGAGATAGTCTAGCCCATTGTTCGTATGGGTCATACATTCCACCACCCGAAGGACCAATCTTACTAGTACCAGTTAATTTGTCACGTAGATGTTCGTACCTATCAAGAGCGTTTGAGTAATGTGTCTCATAACTAAACCTAAGATATGGCATATCTTCTTGCTTAGTTACATAATTAGGTATCTTGACATATAAGCCGCCATATACTTCTAAACAAATACGGCTTTTTGGAAGAATCTTGCTCCCAACTAGTCTAGTAACAACTAGTGGAGACTTTTGTAGGTCTGGGTCTAATAGTGCTGCACATTCAGGACATGTGGATAGCTGTTCATTAATAACAACATCATGAAGTGCTACACTAGTATCATCCGGCTGATACTCATCTTCAACTTGACTAGCAAGTGTCTCATCTGGAATTCTAGCTTCACAAACTGGACAAAGGTAGGCTTCCTCAGTTACATCTTCATATTCATCTTTCTTATATGTTCCATACTTTGCATCTTCTTTCGGATATGAGTAACAAGCTGTCATACCCTCTGTGCAAAAGACATAAAGAGCATGAAGCCAAAGAAGAGGAACATCGTTATGCCTATAGACCAACTGGGAGATTTTGTCACCAGCCTTAGCGGTAGATAAATCCAAGGAATTATCAGCGTCGTCCGGATAACACTTGATGTTGGGAATAGTGATAGAGAGAGCAGCAATGATAGATTCAAGATAAGCACGGAATACATTAATAGGTTTGTCGTAAAAAGCTTGGTCATTATCTGCATTTCCTATCTGTTCGTCCCAGATACGCCAATCATGTGCTACTTCACTATACCAGACTCTAGTAAATCCTTCCCAAAGTAATTTGAGCCGTCTCCAATTTCTTAATTGGCGTTCACGAGCGGCTCTATCCTCTTCGTCGAAGTGTTGAGCGACTGATTTAAGTAGTCGCTGAATCTCTTCGATTTCTCGTTTAGAATCTGCCATCACTCTCTTTCAGCTAGTAATCTACGCCTGGCATTACTTTCTTTTTCAATTTAGCCGTTGGTCCAGCACTCTTAGCGCCACTAACAGCACCTCTTGCAGCGCCCTTTGCAGCACCAAAAGCACTCTTACCAACCTTATTTACTCCACCACCAACTTTCTTTACTGCTTTATGAATATCCTTAAATGGTCTTGATAGAAAAGAGCCGAATCCCATTACCTATTTCCTTTCTTTCCAAACATTCCAGCTCTATCAGATATTTTATGTCCGCCAGCAGGAGCCATTCCTAAAGCTGACTTTTCTTTCTTCTTTACATTCTTCGGGTCGAACATCTTCTTGAGCATTCCGCCCGATGGTCCAGCACCTCTCATGCTGTTTCTCCTTTTATACCTAATTCCTTTTCTAATTGTGTAATACTATCATCAATATTAACTTCTACTCCGCCACTTGGTCCTCGTTTAACTTCAGTAGCCTTCTTAGCTTCGTCAGCTACAGCTCTTAAAACCTGAGCTTTCTTTCTATCTTCTTCTTCTAACATTTGCCTACGAACATTCCAAGGAACGGTCTTAGGTCTTATTTCATCTAAATTGAGCATTGTTTGTGTTGGAGGTATGGGAATTTGAGGTTTATTTAATTCTATAATCTGATTTAGTAATATTTTCTTTTCATAATTAGCAATTTCCAACTGATGTTTAAGTGTCTCACACGATTGGCAGACACGTCTCATTTCCCTTTCATCAGCGCAGAAAGGACAATGTGGTTCGAGTAAATGATGAATCCAGTTAATCATTACGCTGCTTTCAGTGTAATATTACCTGGCGTTGCTGATGTGCAACGAATAAATCCGCCAGCAAGTGTAGCCTGGCCATTAACCAATGTAACTGCTATACTTGCAGTAAATGCAACAGTGTTAGATTGAAAAAAGGTAGGACCGGTTGCGTCACTAAACAATATAACGCTTCTAGCTGGCAAAGCATATATAACATTCTGAGTAATTGGAGTTATTGGCCCAATCGTAAGAAGCTCAGTTGGCACTAGATTTTCTCCTTTTGCAATATGGTATTCTGACCAGATGATGCTTGTAAAACAGCAGCAGTCTGAGTTTTCTCAGCAGATATTTCTTTTTCTCGACTTAATTCTCGGCGAAGCTCATTAATAACATCTTGTGCTTTAGTTGCAGTTCCATTAACACTCTTTTCAATAATTGCAACTGTCTGCTTTACATGATGAGCTTGCCATGCTGTATAAAGCACACCTAGAGAGACAATTAATGCAGTTATAGCATCTATAATTGCTTTTAAGTCTATTTTCTCGAATGTCATCTAACTCCCCTATGATGCATTTTAACTGGCTGATTTGAATCTCCTGATTCAATTGTACGCATGTTGCGATAGAATGCTGTCCAATCACTATTAGCGGCTAGCATCCTAATCAATTCTTCTTGCTTTTGGACTTTGCTAAATTCCTCAGCAGCAGTTTCAAAGTATTGTTCCGCAGCATCGACAATATATCGTAAACCATCAATAGGGTCATCACCTGCAAACGCTGCAATGTCCTCAACTTTTTTCTTATCATAAGAACATGCTTTAATAGCTTCTGTTAGGATTGTGCAGCTCTTGAAAATCTGAAGTTTGGGTAGATTTGTTTCTGGCTCTGGAGGATTAAACGAATTTAAGTAAGCCTTATAATCAGTCATTCCTTTATTGCGAATAAGCCACATAGCCGTTTCATCACTATATATATGAGCTACATTGCTAACCTGAACTGGCTTGGGCTTCCACCGCAAATACTCGTGAATCAGTTGTTTACCAGCAATGCGGCTACCAGGAGTATTAGCCGTTAGTTCAACATTTCTACCAAGTGCTGTACTAATCTGTTCTGCAATTGTGTGTTCCTGACCACGTTCCTGACCAGCTGATTTGCAGAATTTAACTAGTTTAGGTTGTTCTTTTTCAATAAATTCCTTAGCCGTTGGTGCCCACTCTTCAATCTTAGTCTTCAACCAAGCTAGTTCTCTGTAAATATAAAGGCGTTTAGAAGGACTTATTGCTGCAAAACCTAACCAGGTCATTGCAGCATAGCCCCAATCGCCAATAACTATCTTGGGCCACCATGATGGAATTTCAAATTCATCTATTACATGTAATGCATTCTCTGGTTCATCTGGATAAGGTCTATCTCTAAATTCATCGAATACTTGTCCAATGTAAGCATCCCAATCTCCATGAAGCTTAGCACGTCTTTCAGCTTCAGATGGAATAGCTTCTAATGATTTACGATATTCCGGGTCGATATGTGGATTGTCAGCTAATGTTGCGTGTATATAAATACGTTTAACACCTGCACGTCCTATGATAATAGTTCTATCGTTAGGTGGAGGTGATGGGTCAACAAATCTCTTTTTAACAAACCTATGTCCAATATTGCCGGGCATACCAGCAGCTCTGATAATGGCTGGCAAATCGGGGTCTGAAGTACGTACACGAGTGAAACCAATGTAGATGTAGATGAATTCGACGAGAGATGTAATTTCGTCTGGCGTGAAAAGGTTAATCTCCATCGAATCATATTTGTGAACGTCATCTTCATCCTCGCATTGTCCTAAGAATATCATTGCTCCGGCATTTGACATTCCACGTCCGCCAAATTGGTCTGGTGAAGGAAATGTCCATGCCATATCAGATTTGTTTAATGTGGCACCAAATTTTGTATATAATTGACGTGAACGTGGAATAACTTCATTGCGTAATTCTGGAAATGTACGACGCATAAATACTTGTTTAAAACCTGGATGCTCATGCCATCTATGAGCAATAGCATAAACTAATAAAATATCAGTCTTTGCAGAACCAGCTCCACCGCCATACATAGCTTCAAATATAGTTAATGGTAAGGACAGGAATATTTCCTGTTTAGGTGTCGGCTTCCAATCTTTCTTGGTGAAGGCCATTACTTAGTAAGCGGAGTTAGTATGTCACTAGTACGTTGTCTAGTAGTTATCATTTCTTCTCTACCAGTATCAATTGCAGTATACCATTTACCTTCTTTGCGGCTAGGCCAAAATGTAGCTATTCCAATATGACCAATTACTGTATTCAAATCACAATGAATATCAAATCCAGCTTCAATCAATCGCTCACAGAAACCAATATCCTCATTACGTTTGTCTGCTATTACTTCTCCATGTCTTACATATGGTTCTTCTAAGCTATTAAATATAGCAGTATCAACTAACATAAATCCAAAACCGCAGGCACCAATTTTTATTACACCAGTTTCATCATCACGTAAAAGATGACGTTCTAGTGTATAACAATGTCCATGTACATTATACGATTTGTCAAATAGAACTGGTGGGTGTGGAAATGCTTTGTTAAAGTATAAACCACCAATTATTAACTTATCATGAGCTAGTAATTTCATTAACGAGTTTGGTGGAAATGCCATATCATCATCTATAAATAGAATATGAGTACAATCATGTGCTAATGCGTCGTCAATAATTAAATTTCTATTATGAGCAGCAGAATTTGTATGGAATGCACGTCGCATTGTGTTAGATGGAACATTTAAGAATTCTAAATAATCATAGAATACGGCTGGACGAGCAAATTCAGCCGTTGGAACTCCTATATATACTTTAGGTTCCATTAGCTTTTTGCTCCTAGCAGCCATAAAGTAAATCCGTAGAAAATAAATACAAGTAGTATGTTAATGATAAATACAAGTTGAACAGCCGCTCTTAAATATTTCATCTTATACCTTTTAGACGGTCAAACATAGCTTTACGTTTCGATATAATCATTGGATTCTCCGATGATAGATTAATATCTCTAGCTCCAGTAGTAGGGTCTGGCATTCCTCTCAAACCCATACGACTAGTTCTATCACGTTCAGCTTGAAACGCTTCCATTTCTCTTGGACGTTGATAATACTCTTCGTCTCCGCCTCCCATGAATCTGGGAACCATTGACTTCATAACGTCAGTAAATCTATTAAGATATGGTTTAGCTTGAATTTGACGGGAATGAGTTAATTCGTGAGCAAAGGTATTCTCCGTTTCATCTGGAGACATT